TTATCTAACATAATAAATTTTATACTAGGTGAAAGTCTACTTAATTTTGCTGTTTGATAACCAATACCACAACCAATATCTATTGCTGTGGCACAATCAACAAAATATTTTCTTGTTCTATAAGCATAAGCAATTAAATTGTCTTCGTCAAACTTGCTTCTTTGCTTATTTCTAAAATGTTCGTATGTCATTGTGTAAGAAGTAGTATAGTATCTGGGTTTACACGCCCATTCAATTTAGTTTCAGTAGTTTTAATTCCCTCAAAAAACTTTTTACGTTGTATTTTACCACACTTTTTAAATTCAGCAAGTTGTTCTACAGGTTTACGAAGTGTTTTAGCAATACTTTCTTTTTCGTCAAATCTAATAAGTGTTGTACCTTTAACTTCTAACCCTGTACCATCACGTTTTTGTTTTTGTGGATCAACAATACTAGTAATATAACGTCCTAGTTTTCTAGTTTTGGTATTATATACCCAAAGTTCTTCTGCTTTGATAATATCAGCAGGATTAATACTAACAAGAGCAGTTTTTTCATCTGACTGTTTGTACTTCATCTTGGCTACTAGTTTTTCAGCACTCTTTGGTTTTACTTTTCTTGGCTTTCTATTAAGTTTACCTTCTGCTATTAGCATATCACAAGCATCAACCACTTGCTTTAAGGCTTTGTGTTTTGTTTTAATTACTTTTGTATCATAAATGGCGTATGCTTCTATAAGTTGATCATGCCAGTCTTGCTCTGCTTCTGTCCATTTGCTCTTAATACTGCTAGGAACTTTGTTAACGACTTCTTCTAGTTCAATCATTTCATCATTATAAAATTCTTTTATAATTTTAGCGTGGTTTGCCTTGGCTTGTTTTTGTCTAAGAATTTTTAAAGGACTAAAATCTTTAATATCTAGTTCGTCCATGGGTTTTTCTAGTACTTCGTCTAGATCAACTGTCATTGCCATAGATGCTGTTCTTAGTCTTTCTTGAATAGACGGAACATACACACCTACCTTTTTCTCTTCTTCAACTTTTTTCTCAGTGACTACAGTTTTGCCTACTTCAATTGCTGTCGCTAAATGCTTTTTAATAAATTCAGATACTGGACGTATGTTGCCCATTGTTCCTGGTAGCGTTTGCCAATAGTCGTCTTCCTTTTGATTAAAATCAGGCATACCTTTTGTCATCATTCTACAATAGATTGCTACTGTTTGACTAATACGCCAGGATTCTGCTGATTTGGCCGCTTTGATATCTTCTTTAGCATAACCATTTTGTGACATCCATTCAAAAGCATATGGATATAAATCAGAAGGCTTAAAAGTTTGGTAGTACCATTCTGAAGTAGCCACACGTTTACGGTGAAATTGCTCACCAGTAAGTTCTTCCCAATTATCCCAATTGGGCTCTAGCGACTTTTGTGAACGTCTACTAACCGTTCTTTTTGCTTTCTTTTTACGTGATAGTCCCTTTAGGGCAGTTAAAGCCATTTAGATTCTCCTAGGCAAATATGTTATTCATATATATACAAATACTATTCATTATAGCATCTTATGGACTGTTGTCAACCGATAAATACTATTGTCGTAAGATTAGGAAAAAAATATGCCAAGATTATCCATGTGGAAACCAAATAAAACTAACGATTACAGTTTTCACGATAACAGAATTAGAGAAATGTTCACTGTAGGCGGAACAGGTATCAATATTCACAAATACCTAGGTACATTTGGCGGTGATGGGTCTGATGCTACCAAGCCAAAGTATGATACAATTACAGAAAACAGGATACAAGACTTACTTTTCTTAGAAAATAGAGATCGTAAGTATGATACTTCTGTGTATCAACTAAGAGGTATATACAATGTACAGGACATTGACTTTGATTTAACACAGTTTGGTTTATTTTTAGCAAACGATACACTTTTTATAAATTTCCATTTACAAGATATGGTAGATGGTTTAGGTAGAAAGTTAATGAGTGGAGACGTTTTAGAACTTCCTCACTTAAAAGATTTTTATCCTTTAGACGAAGATCTAAATGGTGCTTTAAGAAGATACTATGTAATACAAGATGCGGCAAGAGCGAGTGAAGGATTTTCACCTACTTGGTATCCACATATATGGAGAGTAAAGTGTACTCCACTTGTTGATTCACAAGAATACAGAGATATCTTAGGATCTAAAGAAGATGATAACAGTTTAAAAAATCTGTTAAGCACATACAAAAAAGAATTAGAAATTAACAAAGCAATAGTTGATCAAGCAAAACTGTATGTTCCAAAATCAGGTTATGACGTAGAAAAGTTTTATGTACAACCTACAGATAGAGATGGTAATACTATTGATCCTTTAGGATTTACTGCTGATGATACAGACGTCAAAGCAAGTTCAAGTAGATCAGTTGATAGTGAAACACTTTCTCCAACTGGATCAGGTTGGACAAATGGATATATCACAGGAGATGGCAAGGCACCTAACGGTTTTCCTGTTACTTCTGCTATTAGTTTTCCAGCAAGTCCATTAGAAGGTGACTTTGTACTTAGATTAGATTATCAACCTAATAGATTATTTAGATATGATGGTAATCGTTGGGTGAAAGTTGAAGATAATGTGAGAACAGGACTTGACGGCGATGGCACAACACAAAGAGATGGATTTATTAACAACACCGGAACGTACATTGATAACAAAGGCAAAGCACGACCAGGTAGAACAGGTTTAAGTAAAGCATTAGAACCTGATGAGGACTAAAATGGAAGAAGTAATTAAAATAGTTTCAGATTATTTACAAGTTGACAACGTTAAACCAGAATCACATTTAGTTGATGATTTAGGTGCTGACATCTTTGATACTATCGAAGTTGTTATAAAAGTTGAACAAGGATTAGGTGTAAAAATACCACAGGATGTTGGTGACAATATAAAAACAGTACAGGATTTAATTGATGCTGTAAAAGGAAATCAATAAATGGCTAAGACATTTTTCTATGACGAACAGATTAGACGATTCATTCTACAATTTGTAAGAATGTTTAGTCATTATCAAGTCGAGTTTGGTTCCGACAGAGAAGGCAATACTACATTGTACACTGTACCTGTACGTTATGGTGATTCAAGTAGACAGGCCGCGGCAATTATGAAGCACAATAGTGAAAATGGTATACCAACTGTTCCGCTTATTACTTGTTATGTTACAAATTTAACTTATGATAGAGATAGAATGCAACAACCTAGTTTTGTTGATAAAATGCAAGTTAGAACAAGAGCAATAGATGAGAACACAGGCGAATATACTCAACAACAAGGCGAAGCATACACTATTGAACGTCCTATGCCTACTCCTTATAGATTAGAAATGAATGTTGACATTTGGACTAGTAACACAGAACAAAAATTACAGTTGTTAGAGCAAATATTATGCTTGTTCAACCCTGATTTAGAAATACAAAGCACAGACAATTATATAGATTGGACAAGTTTAAGTTATGTAGAACTTACAGGACAAAATTTTACTAGCAGAAGCATACCACAAGGTACAGAAGATCAAATAGATATAGCAACATTGAACTTTAGCCTTCCTATATGGTTAAGTATGCCTGCTAAAGTTAAAAAATTAGGTGTTATTCGTACAATTACTCATGGTATATTTGACCAAAATGGTAATATGGAAAGTATAGACCAAGGACTAATGTATGGTATCAGACTAGTATGTACTCCACAGATGAGATCAGTTATACTATTAGGTAACCAAGCACAGATTATTCACAGTCACACACCTACTCAAGACACTTTACAAACTACAAAAGTTGTAAAAGAACCAAAGCAGGATCCTAGTTGGAAGGCAACCGTTAATAACTTTGGTAAACTAATTGGACAGAATCAAGCAACACTTAACAACGGCACAAGTCAATTAAGATTCACACAACCTAACGGAACAGAAGTTATTGGCACAGTTGCTTATCATCCAACAGATGAAGACATTTTAATTTTTAATGTAGATACAGATACTATTCCAAGTAACACATTGAAACCTGTAGACGCTATAATTAATCCTACTAATAAAGGACCTGGTAGTGGATTACCTGCTTCGGCAGTTGGACAACGTTACTTGTTAATATCTAACATAGGTAGTACAAAAAATACAGATGGTGCTGACGCTTGGAAAGGTGCCAACGGAGAAGAATTAATAGCATACGCCAATGATATAGTAGAATATCAAAACGGTAAATGGGAAATTGTTTTTGATGCTAGTACACAATTAACATCAACAGAATATCTAACAAACTCAAATACCGGAGTTCAATATAAATGGGATAAGACAAAGTGGCTCAAAAGTTACGAAGGCGAATACGAAGCAGGACAATGGAGACTAATACTTTAAACAGTGTTGGTTGTCTTTTCTGGGCGAGAAAAACAAATCGTTTTTTATTCGTTTTAAGAAACACAAAAACATATAAGCATACATGGGCTCTTGTAGGTGGTAAAGTCGACAAGGGAGAAACAGTTTTTCAAGCCATGTCAAGAGAAATACAAGAAGAAATTGGTTCTGTTGATATTGTAAAAACTGTTCCTATAGAAAAATTTACTCATACAAAAAATAATTTCGTATATGAGACTTTTGTAAACATTGTCGAAGATGAATTTATACCTGTGTTAAACGAAGAACACATAGGATATTGCTGGGTAGATATTGATCATTTCCCCAAACCTTTACATCCTGGTTTGTATACCACTTTAAATATAGATGTTATAGGTGAAAAAATTAAAAACTTAGTAAATCATTTTGATCTATGATCAAAACTACCAATATCAGCCTGTGATATAAACTCGCTGTAAGTTACTGCTTTAACATTTTTATACCACTTGTAATCATCTGGAAACATATGAGTATTATCGTTTACCCAAATAAATTGTGTATTAGGATAAGCACCAAATATTTTACATAAATTATTTTTCCATTTTACATCTGGAACATCGTAATCATGTGGCATATATCCTGGAGTGCCAGCATACAAATTGTTATTGTAGTCTGGTGTTTGTCCATCATATCCAATCATATAAACTGTATGATGTTTATCGAAACAAGCAAGGTACACCGCTGTACTACCAGCATCCATTTTAAGATTGCCTGGTACTAAATTAAATTTTCCTGGGTACTTTAAACAAATACTACTTGTAGCATATACAATATTTTCATCAGCATATGGTAAATCAGAATATTCTGTACTGTTTGCAATCTCATCTGATAATTGATTACCAACTATTAAAAAGTCTGGTTTGAATTCTCTACTTAAAGCATTACATCCATAACTCTGTAATGACTTTGATCCTAATAAACCGCCTTGATGTCCTTTGAGTAGATTGATTTTAAAACGTTTTCTACTTTCGCCATTTCCGATACAGATAGCATGACCTAAATGTGTTTCGTTGAACACCGTCTTAGGTATGAATTCTCTTGTTTCCGATTTCTTTCCGTCTTTAACTTCTATTCCGGTAATAAAATATTCACCATCATATTGGTCAGTTGTTTTTCCTAGCATATTTTTACTTATTTGTTATTTTAGACTATAATGCTCATATCTGGCATTGATGGCTTGTGTCTTTCATTTGGTTCGCCATAAGGATAACCTTGTATTACATTAGACATATCCATATGCTTCACATCAGGTATAATTTCTACCCATTCCTCAGTATCTATAGTGTATGCTGTTGATCTTTTTTCTGGCTCTTCAGCGTAACCAACACCCAAACAAGATAAAGCATAAAAGTTTATAGGAGAAGCCAACACCTCTTCTGGTTCTATACAGCAACAATATCCAGAGTTAAGTCCTTTTTCTTCTGCTGATATCATTGCTATTGTTGTTTGTACAATAGAATTTATTTGTCTATCATTGTCTGTATCTTTATCTTTAGTGCCAAATAAAAATACATAAGGCGCTGTAAGTTGTCCTTGTAACCTAATAGGTCCAGTCTTATCTACTGCGGCTTTATCTCCGTCTCTACACCAAGTAATTTTTAACAGTTCTTTTTTTAATTTTGTTCCTTCTATACTAGGTGTAAGTAATTTTACAATTACACCTGTATCACCTCCCTTTCTCGGAGAGTCATATATATCTTGTAAAATGCCTTCAATTAATTCATATGGAACTGTTTTCATTTCGTTCCATTCTCTTGTAGTAAAACGTTTTTTGAGCAAGTCGTTTAGCATACACTTACTTATCTAAATTTGTTTTTGGTCAATAAAAAAGGGCGACCTAAGCCGCCCTTCTTAAATTTTGTTATTGGTTTATGTGATTACATTCTTCCAACGACTACTTCGATCATGCCTTCTTCACCATCATGGTCTTGTAATGCTTTACCAATTACAGAACCTAATTTTGGATCTTCTTCAGCACGAGCCATACCGTTACCAGCACTTACCATCATGTCACCTCTAGAAACTTTACCAGTTACTTTAACCGGTACACGACCTTGTAGTGCTACAGCACATACATTGTCTGCTTCCATTTCAGCGTTCATTAAGTAAGCAGGGTTAGATGTAACTACACCAGCAATTTTTCTACAGCCATCTGTGTCACACATTGTAACTTCATGTGATCCACCAAAGCCAACTACAGTACCTGGAGCATACTCGGCGTCTGCTGAGTAATTCTCTGCCAAGTCAGCGTATTGAGCCGCTGTAGCAGTACCAGTTAATGTGCTAACTCTCATATTAGCGTAGCCGCCAATAGTTACGTTACCTGCTGTTGTACCATCTTCTGATGTTGTTATCGCCGCGAATGTGTCATCTGACTCATCCCAGATCATTGCTACGTTAGTAGATGATCCACGCTCTACAACAAAACCTGCGTCAAATGCCGGTGAACCTGATTGTCCAGTAGCATATATTACAAGCGGATCTTCAACTGTTGTATTAGTTGTAGAAACTGTTGTAGTTGAACCGTTAACTGTTAAGTTACCAGATACAATCATGTTTCCAGTACAAGTAGTTTCATCGTTAAGTTGAATAATACCTGAACCGTTTGATTGTAACACTAGGTTTTCGTTAGTGACATCGTTTTTAACACTGTTACCAGTGATTGTAACGTTTGCCGCTTTTGCACCATCTGGAAGTAAAACACCAGTTGCTGAATCATCAGCGTGAGCGTTGATACCAACACCAGAGCCCATTGTAGTTGCTCTTAGTAATTGGATACCTGAACCTGAGTCTAATTGTAATAAACCAGATCCACTACCACCTGTAACTTTCAAGTTTTGGTTAGCGTCAGTTTGTACAGTAATTGTACCACTATCGTCCTGGATAACTTGCTTACCATTAACGTATAAAGATCCTTGGGAAACATACAAGTCTTTCCATTGAGCGTTTGAGGCACCCAAATCAAAACCTGTTGAACCGTTGGAGTTAACGTTTGGTATAATACCAGCACTTGTTACTTTAGCAATCGCTGTTCCACCTGCTGTGAATTGTATTTCATCAGCATCGGAAGTAACTTCTACTTCTACTTTAGTATCAGCATCAGCATCTTGCATCGATGTGATCGATGAAGTAGTTGCTAATACACGAGCATCAATAACATCGCCGGAAGCCGGAGCCTCTGTAAATGTTAATGTTGTGCCTGATACACCGTAAGCCGTAGTAGGTATCTGTACCACACCGTTTAAGGATACAATCGTTGTAGCAGTTGTACCACTTGTTGAAAGTGTAAATGCTACAGTTGAACCGTCACCGTTAAACGAGTCAGCAGTAATAGTTGTAAAGTCAGCACCTGAGTTCCATTCAGAACCAGTGTAAACCTCAATATTACCTGCTGTTGTGTTGTATCTAAACATACCTTGTGCCGCTGAGCCTGGACGTTGAGCAGTTGAACCAACCGGAATAATCATCGAACCTGTTGATGAAACGTGTAATGCCGCACTTGGTGTAGCAGTACCAAGACCAATGTTTCCTGAAGAACCTTCTACAAATAAAGCGTTAGCGGCTCCACTTGCTTCAACTCTAAAGTTAACATCAGCGCCTGCTTCGTTCATCGCTATTTCGCCTGATGCTGTACCTTCAAATATCAAGTTGCCTGAATCAGCAACAATGCTATTTCCGTCAATACCGATATTGTCAACTGTTAAGTCAGTAGTTGTAAGTGTAGTACCATCAAATGTTAAGTTAGCACTATCTTCAACTGCACCACCTGAACCAGCAATAACTACACGGTTGTCTGTTAAGTCTTCAATAACAGCCGTTGCCAATGTAGCAGTACCGTCAACCTCAAGGGCCGCCGCCGCTGTAATTTTACCAGTAGCGTCTAATGTACCACTAACTGCTGTGTTACCATTTGCTACAGTTACTTGGAAAGTTTCACTTCCTGAAGCGCCAATGTCAAATGTTGAGCCATTGTATCTAAAGTTAGCGTCATCTTCTAAAGCACCTGATGTACCAGCAATAACTATTCTATTGTTAGTTAAGTCAGATACTACAGCACTGTTCATTGTAACACCACTAGCCGCCGCTGTTAATACTGAAGTTGAATCAACTTCAACAGCAAACGAACCTGTTCCTGAATCAGAAACAGTAGCAGTTGTATTGCCTTCTACAAGTCTAGTTACGTCACCAACTTGTGAGTCAACGTAGTTTTTAGTTGCCGCATCTGTACCTGCTGTTGGTTCAGCAACACCTGTAACTTTGTTGCCACCCATCGCTACAGATTGACCTGAAGCAATAGTTAAGCCACCGTTAAGTGTTACTGTAAGTGTAACATCTAAAGCGCCTGAGAACGTTGTAGTTCCTGTGCCGTTGATTGTTCCACCAACAAACAAGTTACCTGCAACACCCATACCACCGTCAACAATTAAAGCACCTGAAGTAGTACTTGTTGAAGCAGTTGTATCGTCGATGTTAACAGCACCAGCAGTTGTTAATGTACCAGCGATGTCTGTGTTACCATTTGAAGCAGTAACAGTCATCTTGTCAGTGTTAACAGTAAAGTCACCACCAACGTCACCAGCACCACTGATGTTTAATGTAGCACCAATGTACTCACCAGTTGTAGTTAGGTTTGTACCATCCCATGTTAAACCAGCATTGTCTTCTAACACACCGTTAGTACCGGCTGTTACAACACGACCTGCTGTTAAACTTGATGATTTAACGTTACCAACACTGATGTTACCAGCAGTACCACTCATAACTTCTGATGTGTTAGTTACGTCTTTTAAGTATACAAACTCATCTGCTGAGTTATCATAACCAAAGAAGCCGATTTTAGCAGAAGAATCATAGTATCTAAACTCGATACCTCTGTCTTTACCGTCATCACTGCCTGGAGCACTATCACCACCTAGTGTGAAGATAGGGTCATCAACTGTAACAGTTGTTGAGTTTGTTGTAGTTGTTGTACCGTTAACAGTTAAGTCACCAGCAATAATTACAGAACCAGTATTTGCCGCTCCACCACTATTTGGATTAATAGTAATAGAAGTGTTTGTAGCAGAAAGACTGTTTGAGTCCATTACCATGCTACCAGCAGTAAATGCCGTTCCTTCAAATTTGCCAATTTCTGAACCGTCTACGTTAAACGCTATCTTACCGTCTGAACCTGTGTCAGTTACAGTAACGTTAGTGTCACCTGCTGAAATAGCCGAACCTGCTGATGAAATTTGAGAATCAACATAAGTTTTTGTTGCTAAATCATAGTTGTCACTTGGTGTGTAAGATGAGTTCGCTCTAATTTGATGTGAACCATCTGTTGCCGCACCTACTCTTAACATATTTGTAATAGTACCGCCAACAACAGTTTGCATCATAATCTGACCGTCTTCTGAACCGTCAGTTACGTCAATTGCTTGACCAATTATTTTAGCAAATGTGTGTTGGTTTCCGCCATCGTCGTCACCCATCCATTGAATGTTACCTAGGGCATCGTCGTCTGCCGGAGAAGCACTGTCTTTTACAAAGTTAATGCTTGAGCCGTTAGCGTCAGCGTTTGTATTTGTTAATGTGAAATCTGGCTTACCACCTGTAGCACTTGTTGCCGCCATGTCACTAGTAATAGTACCATTTAAAGCAATAGTGTCAGAAGTGGCTGAACCTATAGTTGAGTTTCCGTCAACTTGTAAGTTACCAGCGATTGTCGCATTAGTATCAACGTCTATTGAACCACCCATGTGTAGGTTTTCTGCTAAACCCATACCACCGTCAATAATGACAGCACCAGTAGTGTTAGATGTTGATGATGTAGTATCGTTAAAGTTAGCGATTCCAGTTACGTCTAGTGTACCACTTAACGTTGAGTTACCTGTTACTCCAAGTGTTGAAGCAAGTGTAGCCGCGCCAGCAATATCTAAAGTACCGCCACCGTGGATAGCACCAGCAACACCCATACCGCCGTCAATAATGACAGCACCTGATGTAGTGTTTGTTGCCGCTGTAGTATCGTTAAAGTTTGTAACACCAGTTACGTCTAATGTACCACCAACTGTTGTATTACCTGTTGCTTGAGCAATAGTAGTTTGACCAACTGTTAATGTTGTACCGTCGAACGTAAGGTTACCGTCATCTTCTAGTACTCCATCTGTACCAGCGACTACTAATCTATTATTAGTTAAGTCTGAAATTTTAGCAGAAGCCATTGTAATTTCAGAAGAGGTAGCAGAGAACACAGTAGTGGAGTCAATTTCCATTACGATTGTTCCTGAACCTGAGTCACTAGCAACGATAGATGTGTTGCCTTCTACAAGTGTAGTAGCAGATCCAAGTTGGCTATCAACATACGACTTAGTCGCCGCATCTGATGCCTGTGTTGGAGTACCAACGCTTGTTATTCTGTTCGAACTAGCATTAATATTTCCTGTAGGTGCTAACGTTAAATCACCTGAGGATGTGCTAATTTGATTGTTGTCAATGGTCGTATCGTCAGCAATCAGTGAACCTACTTGTAATGCTTGATAAGCCGATACAGTGATATTACCTGCAGTGGTACCATCATCAGTCGTAGTCGCTACGATAAATTGATCAGCACTTTCGTCCCAACCAATAAACACGTTAGCGTCATCACCACGCTCTGTTAATGAACCTGAGTCAACTGACGCTGAGCCAGTCGCTCCTGAAGATAGAACCTGAATCGGATCAGCCAATGTTGTATTCGTAGAATCAACAGTGGTTGTCGTACCGCTTACAGTAAGGTTACCTGAAATGACAAGATTCGAACCATATGTAATATTATTTGCCAGTTTACCGGCTGTAACGGCTGTATCGGCAATTTTCGCCGTTGTTACCGCTGAGTCAGTAATCTGGTTGGTTTTAATTCTTGTTACGGGCATAGTTCCACAACTCCTTTACATTAATTAATGTTCTATGTAAATGTATTTATAAGAATTTGTGGTTTTGCTTACTTACATCTACACAGTTTGCTTGTTTTTCGCCCTGAGCCCTGTAGGCCCAACACTGGGAGATTGTAAGTTATTCAAATACAGCATTACTACCGTTTATCTACTTTACGGAACCGTAAAGCACGATAATCATATTTATCATATGAGTAATAATATAATGTGATATGATAAAAAATTAATGTAAATCTACCCAAGTAGCACTAGCATAACCTTGGAATTTATTGGTTGTAGAATTGTAAATTATGTCACCGTTAGCGGCGGATAAAGCGTCTCTTTGTGTAGTAGTATAACTGGCAAATCTTACTACTTGACTATGTGTAGTAAGTGTGCTAGAAACTGACATTTTGTCTGTTCCTGCTACTTTAACATTAATAGTATCAACGTCTGCTGTACGTTCTACTTCAATGCCAGTATCTCCATCAGCGTCTACTATTTTATCTAAATTGGTAATGTTAGAAAAAACTCTTACACTAATTTTGTCACCACTTTCTGGTGCCTCTGTAAAACTTAATGTAGTTCCGCTTACAGTATAAGCATTCGTAGGTTCTTGTAGAACACCATTGTTTGATACCATAACAGTGTTAGTTGAAGCACTGTTACTTAAAGTAAAATCTGTAGTTGATCCGTCTCCGTCAAATTCATCATGTACTAGTGTTGCTGTGTCAGGATCACCAACTCTTTCCCAAGCACCATTTTTATAAACTTCAACTTGATCTGTTGTTGAGTTATATCTTATTTCACCTTCGTCTGGTGATGTTGGCCTTTGAGCAGTAGTACCAACAGGTAGTTTAAAACTTGACGTTGAATTAATTACTACAATACCTGTGCCTTGAGGATCTAAAATTAAATTATCATTAGTTGGTGTAGTAAGTGTTGTGTTTTCAGCCGTAATGTCTCCTAAACTCGATCCGCCACCGCTTGATCCAACTCCAAAAGGACCAGTGTATCTACAACCTTCAATATAAACAGACTTTCCAGTAAATGATTTACCGTTTGGTAAATTTGTACCAATAAAGTTAATTACACCAGATTCATAATCAAAGAACCATTCGTCATTGTTGCCTGAACCAGTAACAAAAACTCTGTTGCTAATACTAGCGGCGTTGGCCGCATCACCTGATGTGTGTATGTAAACATTTACAATATATGTTGAACCAAACTGTGGAGGTATCCAATCAGTTAAGTCTGTTTTCCAAGTTCTATTTTGTGTCGCTGTAGCATCAGCAGTAGTTTCAACAACGCCGGTGCCTTTGTAACAAGTTACAACACCTGAACTACTACTAGGAGCAACACTAGGAATACTAGATGCTTGGTTCCAAACTCTATCACCCCTAACTAAAAGTGGAGATGGTATTGCTTCGTTTGGAGCAAGTTTATTAGCATTGGTATCAGTTTTTGTAGCACCATAACCAACCTTTTTCCAAATGTAGTCAATCTTTTGGGAGTCTGTAATAGCCATTATGCGACTCCTATGCTTAGAGAAGTAATGGTATCACTACTTCCTAATTTAACTCTTACTAACATCACATTGCCTGTAGCATTGGACATATTTTCAGTACCTAAAGTCATTTGGTAACTTCCGTTACTGATTGCTGTATTAATTGGAATTACGTCACCACCTGTATAAGCACAACCATCAGCACCGTTACCACCGTTGCCTGTATCACTACCAGGCAAGCCAACTCCGTTATACTGTGAAGTACATTCCAACCAACCGTTCAATCCTGAACTAGCATCTATGTTAGATCCAGGTAATGCTATCCAGCAACCTTCAATACCATGTGGTGCTGTAATTTTAATATCAATATTAGCAACAACCTGTCTACGGAAAGCAAAAGTATAATACTGTGATCCAGATCTTCCTGTATTCAAATCAGGACCTACTGGTAAGTAGCCTGAACTTAAATCTGTAGTAAAGTGTTTTATAACTCCCCAACGTGTGATTGCTTCTTGTGTACCTGCCACTGTGACAGCACCACTCCAAGCATTTGCTGTATAAAAGTTTGTTGAACTGTTATAAGCAGGTGTATCACTTGCTGTGCTAAGACCTGATATTCTTTTACCATTATCAGTGTAAACACCATTACCTAAACTTGACGGAACAGCGATACTATCTTCTACTATTCCACTCGGCGATGCTGTGTGTACTTGTACTTTAGTACCTGTAAGTTCAGCATAACTGCCTGTACCGTTTACGTTTGATGCTCTAAATTTAATTGTTTCAACTGCCGCAACACTTGAACTTGTTATAGCAATATTTTGATTGCCAATACTGTATTTTGTTCCTATTGTTTTACCTGTGTCAGCAATAGGTACTCCACTACTTAGATAAGTTGACGCTCCATCTAAATTAGCATAAGTTTTCGTTTGTGTTGAAATAACACTACTTGATGTACTTTCATCATTTGTACCACTAGCAATTTCAAAAGGCGAACTTGTATTTCTATAAGTTTGTCCTATCCATTGATAAATGTCTGCTCCTGCTAAAGTCAAAGTCGGAGAGCCTGTATTGTAATATGGTATACCTGAAATATATCTAACCGAACCAGCGTTGTTTTGTGTAAGCGTAGCACTAGATAAATCTACAACAGGTGTTGTTGTAAGATCATCTTTTACAAAACCAACCCTATTAGTATCACCGGTTGTGTTATGACTAATTTGAAAATCATTATATCCGTTGCTTAAACTTCCTAAACTGTGATCTACTCTTGCTGTAAAAACTTTATAGAAATGACTTGGATATGTACTTGCTGAAATTTGATCATGAGCATCACCTTCTGCTGTTACAACAAGACTAGTAAATGTGCCTGTCTCATTATCACTTGAAGTAAATGTTTTAGAACCACTATCACTGCCATTAACTTTTGCTGTGGCAATTTGTCCTGTAAATGAGTTGTAAGCATCATTTATAACGTTTGTTTGTACTGTTCCTGATCCTGTATATCTTGTAACACTAGAACCGTTTGCTGGTATTTGACCACCTGTGTTGTCTGTAGCATTGGCGGCCAATAGAGGTGATGTACCTGTACTTGATGTTGACATACTTAAAGTTTTAGAGCTCACGCCTGCTGGTTGAGATGGCGTAGCATTTATTGTAAATGTTAAATCATTATCGGTATCTGTTTGTGCTGTTAAGTCTGGTGTTGCTGAAACTGTAAGACTTACATTTTTACTACCTGTTCCTGTTCCAGTATAGTTGTGAGTAATAGCATTACCAATTGTACCAGGTGTACTACCATCTTCTGTTGGTGTATCATCTGTGCTTGAATCACCCCAATCAATAGTGTAATTTGCTCCTGTAACATTTGGCAATGTAGAGTTTGATAATGTAACCAATGCTCTATTGTTGCCATTTAAATCTGTAAAATCATATAAATCATATTGGTTATCACCACTTCTGTCACTTGTTGTTACAGCAGAAGCAGTGTAATTTGCTCTCATATCTGGTTCAACGTGTACTGTAAAGTTAGCAGAAGCAAATGGTGAACCTGTATGACTACTGATAACTTCTAAGTTACCTGTGTAGTCTGCCGGAGTACCGTTGTTTTGATCACTTGAACTTAATGTGTAAGTGTGTGTTAGTGAACTTGTTCCTGTATCACCTGCCGAACCTGTGCCTACGTTTACAGTTTGAGTTGTGCCATCACCAAAGTTGTATTTGTATTGAAGACCAAATGTACTATAGTTACCTATTGTATTTTCTGTGTTGTTTGTAAATGTAACAGGATGTCCTCCTGTACCTACTTCATTAATTCCGCTGTTGTCATTTAAAGCAACCTCAGGAGTATGTGTATCGTAAATTTTGTATGTAGCATTATCACTAGTTGGTATATCACTAGGTAATGCTTGATCATGAGCATCAAGAGTTAGTGTTACTGTTCTACTCTGATCTTGTTCTGTACTTGCTGTAAAAGTATGTGCTAGTCTTCCGCCACCTACTCCACCATTTACAGAATCACTTGATAAAACATCATCACTAGATCCATCACCCCACGCCCAGGTATATTGTACTGTAGCACCCGAAGTATTTGTTGTTGTGTTTTCAAAATAAATTGTATCTCCATCGTCCCACTGAGTAATTGGACTTCCGCCTGATGACGCGGCATAGGCCGCAAAAGTTACAACAGGTGTTGGACCGTAAATTGTAATATAATCTGTTCTAGTTTTACTAACAGAACTACCTCTACCTACTCCAGTGTTGTTAAAAGCAGTGACAGTTACAGAAAAAGGACTTCCTGTGTTGTCATTGTAAGTGTGTGAAGGTGTACTATCAGTGACGGCTGTGTCAGTTGTACCATCACCCCAATTTATTGTATATCTGTTTGGGTTTCCTTGTGCTGTAATTGTTAGTGTAACCGTTGTGCCTTGAGCACCTGTTACTGTATTTGCTGTAAAGTCAACATTGATTACAGCGGTATTGTTAATAACATTTTGTGATAGTTCATTTAGATCATCAATTGCTGTTGAAACATTTGTACTAAATGTCCAATCATTAATAGCACCTGTTGGATATAAACTACTATCATCAGGATATGCT